AACGATCAGGAGATAGTAGGGTCAAAAGTTGTATTAGAATCTTTGTATGCTATATTTCAAAAGTTAGCTGATTATGAAGATAGAGAAGAAGAGGAGGTGGAGAATTAAATGAAAATAGATATAACATTAAGACAATTTGAAATATTAGAAGATGTATTAAGCGGAATTGAAGAAAGTAGAATTTATGAAGATGATAGGGCGGTATTAGATGAATTAAAAGATAAATTTAGTTATGGCAAGTATCTTAAATTAAGTAAGAAAGAGAAGGTGAATGATATGAATGAGGAAATGAAATCTTTTGAAGAAGCGGTAAAACCAATACAGAAATGGCTTAAAGGAAATTGTTGTCCTCATGATGTGGTTGTTATTGATTGGGATATGGCAAGGCTGTATGAAGGCAAGATCGGAATAACATCTGGTTGGGTTGATCTTGACAAAATGAGGGAAAGCAAGGGTGAATGATGAAAAATTCAGAACTAGCATATTTAGCAGAGGTAACAAATAATGGCGAGTTGAAAGAGACATTAAAACAAAGCTATATAAGCTGGTGCGTATTGAATGAATTAACGTCAAATCAAAAGTCAATGCAGATATGGTGGAGGCAGGAAGGTGAGAGTAAATGAATTACAGAGCAACTATCATGTTCGACAAAACTTTCATAAGGGTGTATGATTTTATTATAGATGATCCAGATTTCAGAATGTACCAATCAAGTTTTGACGATTCTCTTGAGAGCTTCAAGAATCTGCATGGACCTGATGTTGTTTGCCTTAGTTTAAGGAGCATGAACGAGTACGGTTTTCCTGGGAAGGATGTCTACTGGCAAAACAAACGAAAAAGAAAATTGCCTTTAACAAAGCCAGTAGCAACTTTTCTTTCTGCTACAGAGAGACTAACTGAATACGAAGATGACGAAAGCTATGTTATTTATGATAGCGCAGATGACTATTTGTCATGGGGTGATGGATTTGATTTATTTGCTAACGACACATATGATGATGACGACGACGACGATGACTTGTACGAGTAGTATATGGAGGTGTAGAAATGGGTAGTAATAGCAATGTAGAGTTGGTCAGGCGGTTCATGAAAAACATGACCGAGGAAAAGCTTGATAAATTACCTGAGACAAAAAAGAGGCAAATGCTTATAAGGATGAATAGAGTCCTGGAAGATATAGGAAAAAACAAACTTCCTACGTATAATGCAACAAAGATACACAAGAAGCAGATGATCTTCCATAAGTCAAAGAAGCGGAAAAGACTGTTGCTTGGAGGAAACAGGACAGGCAAAACAGTTGGTGGAGCAGTAGAAACTGTATGGTGGGCAAGGGGTAACCATCCATACAGGAAGATAAAAAGAGCGACAGAGGGTTGGGTTGTATCGGTAACGAATGAGGTTCAACGTGATGTTGCGCAGAAGGAAATATTACAATGGCTTAATCCAGACTGGATTATAGATATCGGGGTCCGTGCAGGATCGAAATCTGATATAGATAATGCAATCCTGGATTATATTCTTGTCCGATCAGAGCGTGGTGGGGTCAGTAAAATTGGTTTTAAGTCTTGTGAGCAAGGGCGTAAAAAGTTCCAAGGAACGTCAAAAGATTATATATGGTTTGACGAAGAACCAGATGAAGATATTTATGACGAGTGTCAAATGAGAATCATGGACGTTGAAGGTAGTATCTGGCTTACTATGACACCACTTATGGGATTGACCTTCATATATGACAGACTCTTCTTAAATGAGCGGAATGATCCAGAAGTTCTGTGTATCAAGATGTCGTGGGAAGATAATCCATATTTGCCTTTAAGAGAAATAGAAGCGATGATAGCAAACTTAACGCCAGAACAACAGGAATCTAGAAGACATGGTAACTTTGTTGCTATGACAGGGCTAGTTTATAGTGAATTTAACCCTGACTACCATATATTAAAGGGTGAATATGACTTTAATCAGAAAATTATTTACTTAATAGACGATAAGGGTGTAAGATATAGTCAGATATACAGAAGATGGTATGACAGAATATCCATTGATCCAGGTTATACAGCTCCAACCTCTATACATTTTTACGCAGAAGATGATGAAGGCAACGTTTATTGCGTAGCAGAGCAGTATGAGTCGTATAAATTAGTGCCATATCACTCAAAGGTCATAAAAGATATTGCAAATGCACTCGTATGGCCTAAAGTTAACGGTGGGTACACTGGAATCATAGATACAGCGGCAAATGCTAAGTCAGCGGCTACCGATGAATCTGTAAAAGAACAATATACCAAGCATAAAATCTACTTGAGAGACGTAGATAAGAGCGTCTGGGATGGGATAATCTCAGTTAAGAACTACTTGCAACTACATCCTTATGCAGACAAGAAGGCATTTCCTAAAGGCAAACCAAAGTTCTTTATTGTACAGGTAGAGAACTGGCCATACGATACGGTAGAGATAAGAAAGGAGATTAAGAAGTACAGATGGAAGGCTCAGGTTGTAGGACAATCAACAAAAGAAGCGCCAATCAAGAGAGACGATCACGCTATGGATGACTTGAGATATCACTTGCATGAGAAACCAAAGACAAAAATATTTATGACACACAGTGAAAGCTATGCAGAAAAACATTCCTTGATGTCGGATTTAGAAAGAGCAGATAATGGATTCTCTTCTAGTCAGGATACAGGGCAACCATTCAAAGCAGGGAGGATCGAAAATGAAAACGAAGACAATACTCATCAGCGCACTTCTAATGGTACTAAGCTTTTTGATAGGCTTGGCAGTAAAGGATCTAATCAAGATACCAGCGTTAACATCAACTCAAGAGGGTCTAACAGCCCCTACAGTGCCAACCAAAGAAACACCAGATACGGTAAAAAGGGTTGACTTTAGGTCACCGTGGACATCACAGAAACCAGATCGAGCGAATAATATATATCCAGAATACGACATATTCAAATCAGAAGGTCTTTATTCTCCACAACCAAAAGCAAGACCAGAAGCATATTATGCTGTAGGAGGCGATAAAAATGTCAGATGAAAGAAGCCAGAAAGAAATATACAATGANAAACGCAAGATGATCATGAATGAAGAAGANTTCAATGAAGCAAATAAAATCATGATGTGGTATAGGGCGGCATGGGAAGACAAGGACGANAGAAAAATATTCCAGTTGTATAACTTGATCGAAGCTTATTGGGAGGGCGAATCAAACCAACCTCAGTTTATAGGTGATCCTGCTTCCAACACAAACATAGTTCATCCAAACATAGAGACTATCGTATCACTTACTGTAGATAAGAATATAGCCGTAGAAGTAACTGGTAAATCCCCATCAGAACAACAATATTTAAAGCCAATACGTGCTATACTCGAATTTATTATGGAGAAATCAGATATTGTCACTAAAATGTACAGTTTCACAAGACGACTTGCAAAGTTTGGTACAGGCGTATACCGAGTAATATTTGACCCAACATTGCTTGATTACACAGGATTACCAATGATTGACGAAATCAATCCTGCGTACATATTGATTGATCCTAATATCGTTGATATGAGGGACATAGAAGACGCTGAGTTCATTATAGAACCAAGACTCAAATCGATAGAGTCTGCAAGAAGACGATTTGGAGACGATAAGGCGAATGCCATATGTCCAGGATATGATCCAATGTACAACGCCACTGTTTTTGGAGAGGAACCAGGAGGAAGCCGAGAATTAAGTCGATTGTATTATATACATTTTTTTGTATGGTTTAAGGAATACGAAGAGGTGGAGAGAAGTGAAGCTGATGAAAGTGGATCAGTGTATGTGGAATCAGAACTCAAAATGAGATTAATTGAAATGAGTGCCTGCGGAGTCACTCTCTCAAACTCAAGGGATCAAGAGGGAGAAGAAAAACCTTATTTCCCAAACGAAGAATATCCTTACAAATTTGGAACTAACTACAAAAGAGAAGGCTGTATATGGGGCAAGGGAGACGCAGAGTTAATGCTAGACCCACAAGAGCAACTCAATGATTACGACGACCAGATCAGGCAGTATGCGAGGTTGTTAGGTAATCCTCAACGGTGGCTTGATCCTAACTCTGGGTGTGACCCGCGTAAATGGACTAACGAAGAAGGACTTATATTACCAGTAATGGGAGGGTCCAGTAGTCTTGGTTATATAAGTGTTGGTACAATGCCTCCTGACTTGCCTATGAGACGTGATCGTATCATGGACATTGATATTCAAAAGGTAACACGTATCAATTCACAAATGATGGGACAACGGCAAAAAGGTGTTGACTCTGCCACAGAATCTCTTGCCTTGAAAGAAGCAGGTAATACTGTTATGGAAGAGAAGACAGAGACAATTAAATCAACTTTGGTTAAAGCCTTAACATATAGCTTGAAGTTGGCAATTCATTATTGGGATAGTGATATGATGTTTGCAGTAACAGGAGACAATAGCTTTATGTCATTCAAGCCATCCTTGCTGGCTAATATTCCTGAACTGGTACCAGTCGATAGTGAATACAGAAACGACTTCCAGGATAAACATCCAGGATCAAAAGTACCTGAGTACATGGAAGCTGTATCGACAAGCGGTGATCCTATTACAAGATACATAGACATTGCCATAGACATTAAAATGGGAACTGGAACAAGTAAAAACAAATCTTTCACTTACTCAGTTATGAAAGAAGCGTGGAGAGAGAAGGTTCTAAAGAAATCTACTTATCTCAAATATCTTAGGGATGACATAGACGTGCCTATTCCACAGGAGGAAATTGATGAAGCTAAGATGATAGAAGAGATTCAATTAGGTCAGCTTCAACAAGCAATTCAAGGTCAACAACCTTCTGAATCACCAAAAGGTGGAGGTGGAGGTGGTAGTACTAACCAGCAACAAAGAACCATGACAGGCGTTCCAGAAGGTGAATCAGCTGGCATTCCTGGACTCAACGAAGCGGGCAACCCAAGGCGTCCTCAAAGCCCAATGAAAGGGGAAATGGATTCTAATGCTAAGTGAAAATGTAGATCCAAAGTTTGCTAAGTGGTTCACTCATTCGCTGGCAAATCCTATGGCACTAAACGAAATTGAAAGACTAAAGCATTTCAATAAGGACAAACAGTTGAGTGCGGCAACAATGTTAAAACAGATGTCTGAGCGAGGTATATGTCCCAGGTGCGAGAGCATGACCTACCGCACAGAAGGATGGCAACAGTTTAATATCTCGCAATGTCCTAAGTGCGGATACCATGGTAAAACGGTAACTATTGATGAGTATCTTAATAAAAGATTGTACAGATAGGAGATCATATGAAAGATTATAGCGGGTATATAAACAGGAGAACAACAAAATGTCCAAGATGTAGTGGTGAATTAAAAATTAACGAAATCATCAAGACCCCATTACTAGGGGTAACCAGGTAATAGGCGAAGGTATAAGCAATTTCTATGGAGGAAACGTCAAGCGATTCAGTCCGACAAAGTGTCCATCATGTAAGGCAAGTATACTTCTTCTTTACTTGAAGAACGTAGGCGTAGGGTGGAAGATACATGATGTAGCTATTGAAGAAGGGGTATTGACAGCTGACTATAAGACAGTAGATAATAAAAATGGAACTAAGGGTGCTAGGGGCGAACGGAACGCCGCCACTGAGGAGAGAGAAGCTTCCACAGACGATATAGTGACTATCTTAGATGTAGATACTTCCCAAAGGAATGATCTATACAAGGCCATTGTATCGACCGACCTCGAAGCGGCGCTAGAAGCTCTTGACACATTAGATTACGGATTTGTTCCTAAAACTTTGATAGAAGCAGGATTCGATCATGAACTTGTTTATACAAAGAATGGGAAACAACGTAAAAAAGATTACTACGTCGACCTAATCAAAGACACTCTCAACGAAGCAAATTCACTAAGGGAAGCGGAAGAGAAATCAGCAATAGAGAAGGCAAGCAAGCAAGCTGAGATCGAAGCTGACGACGAAGCTGACGAGGAATAGGAGGATTTATATGGGCACAGCAAAAGACGAAAAAACCAGAGGCGACTTTGAGCATGTAGGTGGAACTGTTAAAGGAACTACACAAAAGCCAGGCGAGACCTCTACTCAGTATGAAGGTATGAAAACAGTTATAAAAGGCAAGAAGTAAATTATCAAATCAATGAAGTCGTGAGCGCACACTGTAAAAAGCAAAGTGAACGTGCCACTTATAGCATGAGTGAGAAAACACATTAAAATCGGAATGGAGAACACATGGCAAAAAACAATGAGTCAATTAACTTATCAGAAGAACAAATGGATATATTAAAGGAATTGGGCGACGAAAGTATACTTGAGCTTGCAAAGGATGAAGAAGAGATAGATGAAGTTATTGGGGACGAAGAAGACGAAGACGACGACGAGGAAGAAGACGACGACGACGGAGTTGGATCAGATGAGGATGAGGATCAGGATGAAGAAGTAGAGGATGAGGAAGAAGCAAAGGATCAAGAGAAGGATACTGATCAGGATTCTAAAGGGGCTATAGCAGAACGGCGTAAAGCTAAAAAGCGAATGGCTACAATAGAACAGCAGTATCAGGATAAGATATCCAAACTTGAAGAAACTATTGCCACTCTGAAACCGAGCGAAAAGATAGCAAGGGCCTTGGAGACTGTAACAGGGAAACAGCGTGAGGAACTTATTGATCACATCAAAGCTAGTCAGCAATCTATCTATGAGAATGACGGTCTGACAGCAGAAAAAGCAAAGTTCTTTGCCGATAGAATGTTTGAATCTTTCGACAAAGACGAACAAATTGTAACTGAACATACTTCTAAAGTAAAGCTACTGGATCTTAAGCTTGAGGCTGAGGAATTGTCAAGGAAACATTTGTATAAAGGACTAAAGGATCACATTGATGAAGTCTCTGATTTTGCCGAGTCTAAGGATATTTCGATTGAAAAAGCTTACCTTGCTCTTCACCATGACGAGTTTATGGAAAGATATAATAAGTCGAAAGCGTATGAGGACAAAAGCCAAAGGGCTAAAAAAGGCAATAGAAAAGTAGAAGTTGTTAATGGGAACAAAACCGTTGCTAAGAAGAAATCTAACCTTTCGCAAGAAATGATAGACGTATACTCAGCGGCAGGATTAGACCTAGAAGAAATGGAATTGGCCGCTTCGGGAATGAACGTAGTTGACTATCAGAAGGAGTTCGCAAAACTTGAAAAACGTAGGAAAGGATGATAAAAAATGGCTTATATTCCAAGCATGCAAGCAGTAAAAGCAACAGATGGAAGCTCAAGAGTTCTTAGGTTTATGTCTGTTAAAGCAGGAGTCACTATTATACCAGGCACTATTGTTGTTAAAGAAATTACAGGATTTATAACTAACGCGGCTGACGCGGCGGCAGATGATACAGTTGTCGGTATAGCACAAAGCGGCGTAGTCACAGCGGCGGCGGCAGGAGCAGATAAAGTAATGGTAGATGTGAATCCAAACATGATCTACAGAATGAAGTACGAAGGTGCGGCAGTTCCGATTCTTGGAGCTAAATATGACTTAGGGGCAAATGGATACACGCTCGACTCAGCCGACACAGTAGGTGGCTTTATCACAGCATATGATAACATAGACTCAACCAATAAATACGTGGACGTAGTTCTTACAGGCCGCGTATTCGCGAACTAAGAAGGAGGCTGACGAATAATGGCAATGACAAGAGAGACTTTTGGACAATTAATGACACCAGTTCATAGACGCTTATTTTTCAAGCAGTATAATGAGCTTCCTGAGCAATTCACTAAGATCTTCGCAGTTGAGGACATGGTACAGAAAATGGAAACTACTCAAAGAATGGGTGGATTCGGCTATTGGGGAGAAAACACTGAGGGCGCTCCTATCAATGAAGATGAAATGCACGAAGGACCAACAATCTCTTACGAAGCTAAGAGATACGATAAGGGTTACAATTTAACTTGGGAACTTATCCAAGATGACCTTTATAACGTATTTAAAGGTAAGGGAAAAGGCGGTACGGCTCAGAACTTAGGTACAGGACTTAGAGCAACTATCGAAAGATCAGCGGCAGAAGTTCTTAACCAATCGTTCACAACTATCGGCTACGATGGACTTCCATTGATTGCAGACGCACATCCATTAACTGATACGTTATTGACAAACGACAATAAAGGTACAGGCGCTTTCAGTGATACGCGCAGTTAAAGAATTAATTACTTTGTTAAGAAAAACAGTATCTGACGCAGGTACACCTGTTATGATTCAACCTAAACAGTTGATCGTGCCAGTTGAACTTGATTTTACGGCTAACGCTCTGATGTACAGTGCGGGACTTATAGGTACAGCAAACAACGACAAAAACACTATCCCATTGATGGAACTTGTTGTTATGAACTACTTAACATCGCCTACCGCTTTCTGGGTTAAAGACGCTACTACTAGAAACTTAGTATTCAAGTGGAGAGAAAAACCTTGGTTTGATTCAATGGATATTGCCAAAACACCAGACAAATTCTTCTACGGTTATGCAAGATGGACCAGAGGATATGATGATGTAGCGGGAATCGCAGGTAGTGAAGGATAGTAATACTAATTTAATTTAAAGGGAGGTGGCGGTTTGCCGCTTCCCTTTTCTAAGTGAAAGGAAGTGTAAGCATGAAAGCAGGAGAATATTCAGCAAATGAAATGGAATTATTAGGCGATCTTTACGGAAGTTCAGAAGCGGCTGTTGTTCTTGGAAAAATTGGCTCTATAAATATACTATTGGACGCCATGACTGAACAGTTAGGTTCACTTGCAGATTTAGACACAACAGACAAAACAAATTTTACAAATGCGATAAATGAAATTTTCGAATTGGCAAGTGATATGACTAGTTCAGAGATAAAAACAGCATTAGGTATAACAACACTAAGTGGCTCTAATACAGGCGACCAAGATTTAAGTGGCAAACAAAATCTTATTCCCTCTGCAAGCGGAAAGATTGCTCAATTTGATGTAACAGGACAAGTAGGAGGCACAGCTTTTACATTTAATGATTTAATAGATGAGTTGAGTTCAAAAGCTAACTCGTCTCAGGTATTAACTGATGTTCCTGCAGGGGCATTGTTTACAGATACCGTTTATGCAGGAGGCACAGCGGCAGACACAGCTGTTGTAGATACAGAAGGATATTTCGACTCTACAGAAGTTGAAGGCGCCCTTCAAGAAGTTGGTGCGCAATTGGCAGAAAAAGCGAAGCTACTAACAAATTTTGGAGCCGTTACGGGTGTTGAAGATGACTATGCAACTTTAATGTCAGCACACACAAATTTATCCGATGGTGATGTGTTATTAATAACTTCACCTGTAATGATAAAAACCCCGGTATTATGGACAAGGAAAATTGATATTCAGTGTATAGGAGATAAAGGATATTTTATTTTAGATGTGGGCGTGTTAAATGACGGTATTACTATTGGAAATCTCACTTCTACTTTAAATGTTAACTCTGTTAATTTAAAATTAAATATATATGG